TTTTTCATTGTAAACAAAATATTCAACATATTCATCAACAACTGTTAAACCGTGTGGCACAGGTCCGTCTGGTCTTTTCTTTCTGATCTCTCTAATCTTTTTAACTTTACGAGGATCAATATATTTTAATTCTGTAATACCTTTTACAGGTGAATTTCTATCTATAATTTTGTGATAATAAATTCTGCCATCTACATACCATCTTCTAAAGATGTCGTGGCCTTTTGTATTAAAATTTAATAATCTTAATACTTGTTTAAATTCGTCTTCTATTTTTCTTCTTACTTCCTGTCCGTAAGGCAAATCTGATACATTTACTCTTACAGCATCTTTCAATTCATTAGCGACAATAGCTTCGTTGACAATATCTTCAATTGCCATATCACACTCGGGGTGTAAAGCTACTTCTCTATATCTTCGTATTAGATCCGCCTCACTCTTTGCCGTACCTTCCATATCAAGGTACTGACCAAAATAACCTCCAGCGGCAACCGTTTGTGTACCGTCATCTGCTTGGGTTGTTGTGAAACTTTGTTTTGGATCGGCTTGTTTTTTAGCCCTTGTAATACTAAATCCAAATAATTCAGCCATAATTTATATTCTCCTTACTACTACTTATAAGAGTTTTAAAAAGGCGGCCTGGAGAACCAGGCCACCTTTACTAATATTAAGTTGTAGTATTTGTTTCAAAGTATTGGTATTGAAATGTTACCGGGAACGTTTCAATAGCCGTTTTTTCATCATAGTCTAATGCAATTTCACCAATAGATGTCGGGAATGCTCCTCTCAACGTATAGGATTTAATTGTATTACCATTTCTGTCTAAATGATCTACAAACGCATCCACTTGATAATCAACTGGATTAGTTAAGCCTTCGTTATCAGACATATTGTTGATACCGTTTTGCCATCTTTCAAAAGCATTTCTTAACTTAAAGTTTGTGTCATTGTAAACAGTCACAGACCATTCATCAATTGTTCTATCACCTGCTATTTTTATGTTTCTACCTCTAAAGGCTACGTTTACATTTGTAACCGTCATAGCTGGAATTGATGTTCCTTGACATAAAAAAGCTAGGTCTTCTATTTCGCCACCAACTTGTGCGTAACCAGGAAAAGGCATTATTACCTTAAACTGATTGGCTCTTGCGCCACCGCCAGCAAGTTTAGCTTTGAAGTCGTTTATGTTTGGCATATTTTATTCTCCTTCTCTACTATTAACCGCCAGCAACTTCGTCAAAGCTGACGCCAGTTCTGGTTGCGATGAATTGAAGTGTAATAAAGTTAATTGATCTAGCAGGTTTGATAAAGATTTCTGCTATAAACTCATTACGGTCAATTACTTCGCCTGTATTGTTAGTTTCATCACATACTACTAGGAAGTCTGTGATACCTCGTCTACCTTGTACTTCTCGTAAGAATGGCTCTACGATATTTCTAAAGTTAGCTCTTGTAAATTCATCATTGAACTCAAAGAGTTGGAATTTAGAAGCTGTAGAGATTGCTTTTTCTAGTACAATAAACAATCTTCTTACGTTGATTCTATCAAATGCAGACGGCGCTGATAATCCAGTTTTGTCACCGAAAAGAACTGTACCTTGTCCTGGGAAAAATGCCACAGGATTAACTCTCTTAGGATACAATTGATCTCTTTGTGCTTTAGTTGGATTGTAAGCTAATTTAACTACGCCTCTTACTTGACCTCTGTTAAAGCCAGCAGGTGAGTACCAAGCGTCAGCTGTTAAGTCTGTTCTAGCAGCCAAACCAGCCATATCACCATTTAATGGTACATATCTATATACGTCATTATATCTGTCGTACATATATTTGTAACCACTATCAAAAACAACATATGAAGAAGAATTAATATCTTCATAGAAGTTAACGATATTATTAGTGATTGTAGTTGTATTAGTTATATCAACAACGTGGTTTCTTGGAGGTGAAACAAACGCAATAGCGTCTTTTCTGTCCTCAGCAATTTGTAAAAGATCATTTACGTGATTTTTACCATCGCCTGGAGTTCCAATTGTTTCATTAGGTGTTTTACCACCAATGATTAAACCAACGTCAACAGTTTCAGCGTCTTGGAACTTCTCATAAGCAGTTTTTAATTGGCCTGCTGTTACAGCTGTACCATTAGAACCTGCAGATAGAGAGTTTGTTACTGGTAATTCAATTGCTGATGTGCTATCAAAATCTTTGTTAGCAACATTAGAACCAAAACCATTTGTAACGCCTAGTGTTGAGTGATCCATCCAGTAAATATATGCTGATCTATTAAAGATAACACTTGGATAGTAGTTTGTTCCGCCTTCGCTTGTTTTAGCGTCAGCACCTTTTGATACTTTAGAGTAAGTTTCAATTACTTGACCAACAGTACCTGAAATACCACCGTCTTCGTCAATGACTACAACGTGCATTTCATCATTAGAACCACCTCTTGCTGAAGCATAAGGTGAAGTGCCTGGAGCACCGTCAACAGAGTCATAATATCTCCATCTTCTTCTAACATTAACACCATCAGTTAAAGCAGCATTTAATCCGCCTGTTCCTGATTCTTTTCTTACAATAGTAATCGTGTTAGTTCCTGAGTCGTTTGCTGTTACTCTATATTCAAATCCGTCAGTATAATCGTTTGTAGCCGCTGTAGCTGAAAATGCTACAATGTCGCCTACTGCGATACCTGATGAATCTGTTAATATTACTGTAGTGTCGCCAACTGCTGTAGCAGAGTCGTTTACAGTTGTTACGCCTTGTTCTTCAAAGGCAGTTGCTGTTTCACAAACAGAAACAGATAGGTTATTACCCCACGCTCCTGCTGTTCTAGCTGCCCACGCACCAACAGCCGCTTGACCTGTTGAATAGTTTGAAGTATAGTCATCATTATTATTGATAGTTATACTTGAACCATTAGCAGTAGCGTTGGTTACGCTTGAATTGGTAGCTCGTACTACTCTTAAAGCATTAGAGTATTGTAGAAAGTTAGCAGCAGTAAAAAAATATTCAAAGTTATTTGAATCTGGTTTACCGAACGTATCTACAAGCTCTTGTTCACTAGAGATAGCCACGACCTCATCTAAAGGTCCTTTACGAAATTCGCCAGCAATAGCACCAATAGATGTTGATACTGCAGGTATAATTCTAGTTAAGTCTTTTTCTTGTACGAGAACACCTGGTGATACTTGAAATGCCATAGGTTTATTCTCCTCTTTTAATTAGCTAATTGCATTTTTGTTGTTCAAAACTCGTATTATTCATACGCCCATAGTCAAAGTTTCATTCTTGTAGATATTTATAATACCACAAAATTACATACCTTTACGAATATCTACCGGATGCCATACATCTCCGTATTCATCAACTGTAGCCTGTTCGTGGTCATTGATACCATCATCTAAAAATCCAAACGGAGCCATATCTTGCTCTATCAAATTTTGTTGTTCCACATACATTTGTTGACGAGCATTTGTGTTAGTTAATTCTTTAAAATAAGGTTGATTTGACACCCAGCCAAATATAACACAACACATCATCAAGTCGTCATTTGCCCCATCTTCGGCCTGATAACTTTGACCTCTTTTAGCAAAGGTAGATATTTCTTCTATAATCTTAAAGGCGTTAATTATTAATTTGTCACCCTCTATCAATGTCTTTATATTGGCACAACCTATTCGTTTAATCTGTTTAGTCATACGAACACCTAAAGATGTACCTCGGCCACTATACATAGCACCTAGTATTTGACCAGCACGACCTTTTTGAGTTGTCATCATAAGATTGTCATATTCAATTTCGAACTGTAAAGCTTCAGCAATTTGTTGGCCTATATCATTGACTTCGGTTAATATATGTGCTCTATTGTATCCTTTACAGACTTGTTCTATAATATTAGGAAAGACAAATGGTTTTACTTCATTGTCTTTATATAAGGCCACCACCTTGTAAGGCATTTGTGTGACATCAAATACTATAAAGGCAGAATAATCTTTATCCACACCTCTGGATACGTCAACGGTACATATGTATGTGTGACCTTTGATTGGTGCCTCAAATACTTCTACACTACCTGAAGACTTTAAAGGATTCATATAAGCCATATTTTTAATTTTAGCAGGACTTATAAGTGTATTAACAGAGCCTAAAAATTCACATTCAAACTCTTGTTGAAATTGCTCAGGTGATGTGTTTCTAATTGTTTGTTTTTTCCAGGCCTCATCTCTACCAGGAACTTCCGACCAATGTACTTCTATAGGTATATAATCGTTTCTTTTATTTTCAGCATCTGTCCATAATTTGTAAAACTGATTCATACCATAAGGGGTTGATACAATAATCATCTTTGTATTTTTACCAGATGATATTGTAGGATAAACTGAACTAAAGAAAGATTCGGCAATATTTGTAGGAACGAAAGCAAACTCATCAAGGAATATTATATTATAAGAACCACCTCGAATAGCACTTGAAGAAGTAGCGGCCGCCACAATGGTTGATTTGTTTTCTAATTCAATATTACCTTTGTTCCAATTAATAACACCTTGTTGCATCCACTTTGGTAAATTTTCATAGGCTAATTGTAATCTACTTAATATATCTCTGGCAGTAGATGATTTATTGGCAAGTAGGGCTATGTTTGAATTAGGATTAAATAAGGCATAATGTAATAGATAAGAAATAGTTGTTGTTGATTTACCTGACTGCCTTGGAAGTTTACATATTGTAAATCTATTATTATGAATTGTATTAACTATCTTCTTTTGAAAGTCATACATTTTAAAAGGTACAAGTCCTTCGTCAAGTGATACAATCCTTATATAGTTTTCCATAAAATATAGAGGATCATTGGCACACTTTTGATATTCAACAATCTGTTCTTGTGTAAACTCTACAGGAGTGTTTACTTTTTTAAGATTAGGGTTTCCCAAATATGCATCATTACTCATTAATTATTGCCTCTATATGTGTATAACCTAATTGTAAAGCTCTTGTTACTCTTTGACTTCCTTTATACACACTAAATTCTTTTTCTTTATATCTTACACCTAAAGCACCAAATCTAGGAGTTGATATTATTTTATGTTTTATAACCTCGATAGGATTTTCCATTATATCAGTTATCACATCAACACCTTGATCTAATTTAGTTTTATATTTTTCGTAATGTTTATTATAAACTAAATCACTTATCTTCAGTATCGTCTTTTTCGGGTGTGATCGTTTTGCTTTTAATATTTTCATTTTTTAACATTTTCTGTAATTCAGCGGTTGATCCTATAAACAATGCGTTTTTTATATTAGCACTTGCTGTTTTAGGTAATTCTTTTAAGTCTTTAAGTTTCTTTTGTAAGTCTTGTAGTTTATCTACAGTATCAGCAACATTTTTAATTAAAGCACCAGCAACCTCATAAGCTCTTGGGTGTTGGCCTTCTCTAGCAACATCAAGTATACCATCTATAGCTTCTTGTCCTCTTTCAATTAAATTATAATAGTTTTCTCTACTATATTTGTAATCATTATCAACATCTGGAGATTCTTTATCTTCTCTACGTGGTACTAAAGGCTTAAACTCTTTAGTTTGTTTAGGTTCTGTTTTTTCTATACCTAAAATTTCATTTACTTTTTCTTCTAATTTACTCATAATTATTCATCTTCACCTGTTGTTGGATTAAAGTTTTTACTATCTGTAAAATCTGTTATTGTTGTTGTAAATCCAAAATCATCATCAGCATCAGCTGAAGTAGGATTAGGTGTTATTACTATTCTTACTTCTCTACTTTCACTTCCTGTACCAGCTGTTGTTGGATTAGTATGTATATCTGATTGTACCTCTTTGATAACCTTTTGAGTTTGTGCTGGTCCAAATAGATAAGTTTTAGCAGTAAATGTAAGTGTGTATATAACAGCTCTACGTTGTGTAAAACTACCATTATAACTATCTTCATAAGTAACACTATTTAAAATAATTGGCACATCTCTTTTTATATTTAAACTAGGTATGGCATTAACAGTAACAGTATAATCTGGTTGAAAGAAAGGTAATATCTGTTCTACAATTTGTAGGCCACTTTCTGCTGTTGCTGTAAATAT